CCCCTAATCTGGGCTGACGGCCTGAAACAGCCCCCAGCGATGGGGGCTTTTTTGTATCTCCAATTCCCTACCCTCCCCACCTATGAGCATTTATGATACATTCTTACCCGACTTCCAAGGTCTGCTAGCCGATATCGGCGTCCCGGCCCTAGTTGACGACCAGTCATTCCTCGTCGGCCTGTCCCGCCCGATGAACACCCCCCGCTTTGAGGCTGGGGGCTTCGTTGACCAGAAGATGTGGACGGTGCGTTTCGCTGCCGCTACGGCCCCTTGGACGGCTTCTGATGGCCGGGTAGGGGGTCAGGTCGCTACCTTAGCCGCAGGGGTTCCTATCGCCGCCCTGGGCGAAGGTAAGAAGTTCACCGTTAACGGCCAGGTCCTCCGCATCAAGGGCCAGTCCTACAAGCAGACTAGCGCCGTCATCGAACTAGACTGCGTAGACGATAACCAGTAATGGCTAAGAAGAGCACCCCGATAGAGCCAAAGTCAAAGGCCGACTTTGATAAGGCTATTAGCCAGTTCGCTAAGGACGTGAAGGTCGATGTGAGCATTATCACTAACGAGCAGATGCGCCTAATGCTCCGGGATGCTATGACGTTTACCCCGCCTATGCCCAAGGGTGGGGGCCGCGGCCTGAGCATTGCAGCTCATAAGGCTGGCATGGGCAAACTGGCTAAAGACGTTAAGCGCATCTTTATTCCTATGGATCAGGGCGTAAAGTCTAAGGGAGTATTCCTCCGGCAAGTTATTAACGCAGTCCAGGGCACAGGCCCTAGCGGCCGCTCCTGGATGGACTTCATCGCTCTTCAACCAACCGAGAAGAATATCAAGGGACTCTCCCCGGTCATGCGTAAGATTATGCAGGACACGGACACGCGCCGAGCCTTTGCCAAGGCCCAGAACTATTTGAGCAAAGCCCGGGCAGATGGTAGTATGCGCCCCATTGAAGGGCCGACTAACGACCTGCGCGGAATCCACGATAAGTATAAAGCCAAGGTCGGTGGGCGCTGGCCTAAGAACGCGCCTGTTGGTGGCCCTCAATACATGGTTAAAACCCTGCTAGAATTGCAGGCTTATATTGCCAATCGACAGCTGAAGGTCGGCTACACAAAGGCCGCGTGGGCTACTGCTCTTCGCCTCATGCCCCCGCTAGTCAGTTCAAGGGGTAACGCCCGGAACTACGGCGTCTACGATGCTCCCTGGGTGGACGCCAACCGATCAGCCATGGGCAAGTTCTCTATGAGTCAGAGGCCAACAGGTACGTCCATGTCTGCCACTAATCTGGTTGGAAACATCAACAACGTTGCAACTGACGCCAACATGGAGAACATTGTTTACGGCAACCGCGTTAAGCAAATTGCCAATAACCCATACTCAATCAGGGCACGCCTTCAGGAAACCATTGATAAAGCCAACGGCAAATAACCAACTTTATGGGCACGAAATCCTCACGTCAAATCCTAGAAGCGGCTATCGCTTCTCACCTCTCAGCTCAGACCGAACTGGCCGGAGTCTATATCTACACTGGCGACGGCGCAGATACCAACGTGCTACCCAAGGCCATTGTCCTCTGCGACTCGGCCCGAGCGCCTAACGATATGCCCCAGGGGCTGGGTAACTACTCCTGCGGAACCCGCGTCACAGTCTTCTCCTCTGCCGACGACAACACCTTGGCCGAACACCGGGCAAGATGCGCTGCCGTTGCCGGGGCGATGCAGGACCTGACGGCCATCAAGGCGGTCTTTGTAGCTGGGGGCGATGCCCTCTGTTATGACGTCACCCCACAGTCCGAGGACGAAGGGGTTAACGAACGCTCCTGGGCGTCTGTCTTTGGCTATGACATCCTAATCGTAGTTAACCCTCAGTAACCTTACCACTTAAACAATAGTATATGGCCGCTGAAGTTTACGGAATTAGTGCGATCTATGGCATCGGAGACACCGCCGTGTCTAATGCTATTTGCCAATCCTACACCAACGACGGCGAGTTTAACAACGAGGCCACCATCGTTGATGAAAACGGTTTGACTATTACCTGGCGCGGCGATGACCGCAAGACGCAGATCAGCGTTGAAATGATTGCTAAGACCTCAACTATGCCTGTACTTGGTAATCCTTTTACTGTCGAAATTAATACTAACGCGGCTTATCCGAATGGCTCTGCTTCGACTACTTTTTCTGGATGGGTGACCAAGATTTCTGACAAGGGTTCCAATAAAGGTTTTTCCGCTATTACTGTTACCGCCGTCGGCTACGAGGCCGTCGTCTAACCGATGTGTCCGCGCGCCCTCAGCGCGTTTACGGACCCCCGCCGCCTTGTCGTGCTGGGCCGTTTTGTTGACCCATTTTCCATGCTTCGCAGGTTGCAGCTGGAGTCTGTAGAGTCTCCCTTCGTTGTGCCCGGTAAGGACGTACGCCCGCTTGATCTGCTTATCGCGGTTAAGATTTGCGCCGGTGAACCTATCGGCAAACTGAGCCTAAAGGATCGTTTCTACCTTGGACGCCTTAGCGCGAGCGAGACATACTTCGTTAAGCAGATGTCCCGTTTTACCGAGTTCGTCCTGATTGAGTCCTGGCCTAAGTTCTGGGAGAAGAAGGCCAAGCATACCAACACGACCGGGATGCCCTGGGTATTAACCGTGGTCTGCAACCTGATGAACCATGGTGTGTCCGAAGAGCGCGCGTGGACGATGCCCGAGTCGCAAGCCATCTGGCTGCACTCATGCTTTGCAATTAGCGAAGGCGCTGACATAAAGGTACTGACCAAGGAAGACGAAGACCTGATCGCTAAACTCGAAACCGAAACCGCATGAGCAACTCAGTAAAGTTTAGCATTGATGGAGATACCAACGCCGAGCAAGTAGCCGGACGCGCTAAGGCTGCTATCGGTGGACTAGACAAGCAGTTGGATGGCATTGGCAAGAAGTTCGGCTCAGGCTTTAAGGACATCTTTTTGTCCTTCCTCGGCCCTATGGCTTTGCTTGGTGCTGCCATGGCGTTCATTGGTAAGATGATTGCCGATAATCAGAAGAAGCACCAGGACGCCAATAAGGCTGCCATCGACGACACTAACGCCCTGATGTCTGCCGAAGACAAGTATTACGCCAACAAACGCAACAACGAGAAGGAGGGTAAAAAGCAGGTTGAGGAGGCGAAGGTGAATCGCGAGGACGTCACTAGGAGTTTCTTGGAAAACGATCCAAGGGGTAAAGAAATTATGAGTCGTTTCCCGGCTCGGGTTAATATGCTGGGAGTTCAAACCACTAGTGCCGGATATCTGGCATCTAGGTCCAAGGAGGTCCAAGACGAAGTGCAAGCTCTCATCGCCGAGGACATGAAGAAGAACCCTGTTGCCGGAGCTAACCTTAAGGACTCCACCTTCCAAGGCCCGCAAGGTTTCTCCAACGTCATCGGCGTTGGCTCTAACCCGGTGCTTGAGAACATGACCAGGCAGACCGATATCCAGCAGCAGATTCTTGAATACATCAAGGCACAGGTCCCCAACGTGGGCCGCCTTGACGTGCCGGACTTTACGAAGCGCGTCCCATTAACCTTACAGAAATCTGGACTAACCTAATTTATGGCACGACAAGACTACGGCAACGACCTTACGGCTGACATCCTCCAGCCTGGCTGGACGACTACCTCTGATGGCTACGGCCTCATCACCATTACGGCCACGTTTAAGAGTGATGCCGAAACTGGAACGTTTGCGCCCTTTGTCCGAGGCACACCGTTCCCGGTTGCCAGTTACAGTTATTGCGCGTCGCATAAAGGCTCCATCAGCTGGGACGCCCTAGGCGTTGCCACCTTGAAGGTTGATTACGTTGGCATTGATCCTTCGGTTAACGGCGGTTCGCATACCAATGCCAACACGTCAGCGGCCAACGGTCTGACGGCTGACAACATCACGGCTCACCCTAACTTCTTTGTTGCTGAGGGTTCGCCCTACCTTGGCGCTATCGCTGGCCCTGCTCCTTATACGAAGGACGCAGTCGATAATTTAGCACCTAATGTTGGAAACTCTGGTCCGGCCTACCTTGGCCTAAACGGCGCTTGCTTTGAGAAAATTAACGGCGGTCGATTCATCGGCTTCGTCGATCCATCCTACCCGCAATACTATGGGAAGACCCAGTACCTTGCCCCGACTACCAGCTACTCTGGGATCATGTATATCGAAGACGAGGCCCAAGTCTCCGTGCTTATTGAACTGTTGGGAACCACCAGCGTTACAGCTTCTTGGAGCACTTTCCCCCTGCTCCCAGCCTGGGCGCCGACGGGCAGTGGCTTTGCTGGGAACCCGGTAAACATACTGTCTCAGGTCAATGTCGAATCCTTCGGCCTGATTTACAAAATTAACTACGAGATCAGATATTCCCGCGTTGGTTGGGAGATTGACGTTTACAAGCAATACTAAGCCATGTCGATTCAACCCGGCCCAGGCTATACATTTACGTCCTCCAGCTTAGGGACTAACCTCAACATCCAGCAGCCTTGGAGCGAATGGGGCGGCGGCGCTGGCGTATGCCCGCTTCAGATTTACAACCTGCGTTACGATGCTGGCGAAGACAAATATTTTATTAACGTCAGCCCTGGCATGGTAAATAACTATGGGGTGCAAGACTACGACGACAACCCCCTGACCGATGTTCCACCCCCGAATATTCAAGTCTTTGCGGATGGCATTACGTCTGAGTATAAGACTAATTATATCTACATTGCTTGCGATAATAGCGGTGCGCCCAATTATTTATTCCCCGATCCTGACGTGCCGCCTTACCTATGGATAACGGATGCTCCGGAAAATAGCAATGACGACACGGGCTTGCTGCTTATTGGGATTGTTAAAGGCAAGACCGACGGCACGACGGACACCCTAGAAACATACAACTACAAGGGCTGCGGATCGCTGTGGGCCGAGCGTTTCAAGTGTGGAGCTGGTGGCGTCAACTACTGGTGGAGCGGCGTCTAACATGGCCTTGCCACCTAGGGCCGGGGCACGGCAGGTAATGCTCGGGAACCCTGCGACCTACGCTACGATATTCCCGCCCGGGTCTACCGTGCTGCCAACGGGCAACCCAACACACAACTTCATCGACACCTACGCTACGTTTTACTCCCCAGAACTGGCGTGGCTTCCTCGACAGCAAAATTTCAGCGCCTATCAGGATTGGTATCCCGAGTACCCTAACGAGTGTATTTCAAAGATTAGCCAGGGCGTTGTTTCGAGGGTTAACTATGTCAGGCCAGCCTCGGCCATAACTTACGCGGTAGAGTCAACCTACCCGACTAACATCGTTTACTCTTACGACCCAAGTCCCCCGGTCTCTGATCCAGTCCCAGACCCCAACGGAACGGTCGGCACTTTTAATGGCACGACATCAGGCGCGTCTTTAACTAAGTCTCTGTTCCCACGTTGGCACACCGACACGCCCTACGACATGGCAGGATCATCGTCTTACGACTATTGGCAAGGAGGCGGTTACTTCCCGCTTAAAAGCCATGACTACATCATCGTGCCTACAGGCTTTAGTAGTAGCAGCACAAAGGTTTTCTCGTGCGACCTAACCGTCACTAACCTGCAAAGCCAAGTGTTTAACATAGACACCGGGCTTGACGAGTTTTACGACTTCACGCAGACGACTTTTGAATATAAGCAGACGGCCAAGGTCGTCATCCCAATCGACTGGGAGGTCTGCTGCTGGAACGATGGGACAGTCATTAATGGGACGGTTTATTTCTCTTCGATTGACGTGACGACCGTAGCACTCGGCAACCCGTTTACACCTGGCCACGGCTTCACCGGCATGACGGCCACGACCGGCACGACCATCACCGCGTCCGGCAGTAGCAACTTTACGGTGACCATTAACTCGGGCTATAGCCCTGTTGAGATTGAGATCCCCCCGGTATCTGGCTCAATCAGCTTTATCTCAGACTTCTCGATTACTTCCGTAACGGCCCCCACCTGACCTAAACCCTACTTTTCCCGCAATAAGTAGCATGGCTAACACCGCTTCTTTCTCGCGTGGAGACTCATTCGGGTGCACTTGGACATGGACGCCCGGGGCTGGTGAGCCTGCTGATCTGCTGGATACGACGATTACGTCGGACATTCAGGACCGATGCGGCAACATCTATGCGCTGACGGTGACCATCGCCGAGGACGGCCTGTCCTTTACGACGAACTACACTGGCGATACGTCCGAGTGGGCGGTCGGTCAGGCTAACTGGGATATCAGGTTCGTATTTGCTGGCTCGCCCACGACCCACTCTCAACAGTTCCGCGTAGTAATTGCGGACACGGTCACTAAAGCCTAATTCTATGGCAGTCATTACCGGCACGTTTAACAGTCTCGTTAGCGGGACGATCACTGGCGTGTTTCAGAACACAGCTGGGGGCGTCTTGTCTGGGGTCATCGGTACGCCCGGGCCTACTGGGGCCACGGGGGCCACGGGGGCCACTGGGGCCACGGGCGCTACAGGTGCGACTGGTGCGACGGGTGCTGGCGTTGCTGTCGGCGGCACGACCGGGCAACTGCTCACTAAACTTAGCGCCACAAACTACGACACGACCTGGACGACCGTAACACCCGGCGACCGATACCTGACTAGCTCGACGACTAGCAACACCCTTAGCAATACGACTAAGACCTTCACGATCGGCACTGGCCTCTCGTACACCCCGACCCAGAGCATCACGATTTCTTACGACGCGTCGAACCATATGCACGGTGAGGTGCTCACCTATAACTCGGGCACGGGTGTGCTGACCGTGGACATCAATCACCACACTGGCTCGGGAACCTACGCGGCATGGGTGGTCAACGTGGCTGGCGTTGTGCCTGTGACCTCGGTGGCCTTTGCTGACATCACTGGGGCAGTCTCGGGCAATGCGAACTTGCAGAACGCGCTGGATCTGAAGCTCGACGCGACGACGGCGTCCTCGACGTACTACCTCCAGACCAACCCAGACGGCTTTCTGCAAAGCACCACTGCGGCCTCAACCTATCAGACGCAGGCGGCAATGTCATCTTACGCCACACTTAGCGGCTCGACCTTCACCGGGCTTGTCCAGGTCAAGGCATCTGGCGGTAGCGGGGCTGGGCTTCTCATTCCGCTAGGCAGCACGCCTAGCAGCCCGGTGGACGGCGAAATCTGGAACCTCGGATCAGGTGGCCTTAAAGTTCGCCTAGCCTCCGTCACCGAGACGCTCGCTAATCAGTCGTGGGTGTCTAACGCTTACGCACCCCTTTCAAGCCCTTCGTTCAGCGGATCGCCATCCTTGCCGACTGGTTCAATCGGCGTCACGCAGTCTCCGGGCAACAACACGACCGCACTTGCCACCACGGCCTTCGTCACGACTGCCGACAACCTAAAGGCCAACCTAGCAAGCCCGACCTTTACTGGCACGCCCACGCTACCGACTGGCACGATCGCCACGACGCAGTCTCCGGGTAACAACACCACGGCGCTGGCGACCACGGCGTTTGTGACGACGGCGGTTCCTGCGATTGCGACAGATGCACAGGCCCGCCTTGGCGTCAGCAAGACAGTGGCATCTAGCCCCTACGCAGTCACGCTTGCGGAAATCAATCCTTCAACCTACCAGTGGACGACGTTCAATTCCGCAACCTCTGGAACGGGTGCGACAAATAACAACTACGGCCTATACGTCTATGAGCAAGACAGCCCTAACGCCGCGACCGCTGGCTATACGGCTCTTTACAGTAACTCGCAAATGTCGTGGGTAAACGGCGGGTCCGCCTCCCGTCTAACATTCACCAAGCCTGTATGGATTTCTGGCAAGATTCTAAAGGTCGGAGGATATGCTGGCGACGCTAACAACTCCTACCGATCATATGTTGGAAGTACCGACACGGGTGGTACACCTAACGGAGGCGACCCTGTTGCGGCGTCCATCGGTATCAAGTTCACTGGTGGCGCATCGCAGGTTTTCAAACTGATGGTGCATAACGGAACGACGCAGACCCTCGTCAGCGGCACGACGACCATCTCAACAGACGTAGTCTACGAGTGGATGGTCTATTCCGACGGGGCTGGAAACGCTACGCTTTATATCAACGGGGTGCAGGAGGCCACGACCAGCGCCGCGCCAACTGGCACTTCCAGCATCTGCTACGCCGTGCAAGCCTTAGCCCAAACCGTTTCTGCCGCCACCCGCATGATTATGGTCAACCGCAATGTCAAGGTCGTGGTCGGCAACTAATCCCATGAACACCTATCGCGTCACCTGCCTGTTCCAAGCCGACTGGGCAACGCTCTACCCGGCCTTGTTCGGCAACGCCCAGCACTGCGCCTCTCGCATCGAAGACAACGTCGCCACGTTTACCTTCGACACCCCGCAGACCCCCGCCAACCTCGGCCCCCTGGTCATCGTCGAACTCCTCCCCTCCGTATGACCACCTTTCTCATCGGCCTCGCCATCGGCTTCGCCGCCGGCCTGCTCGTCTTCCGTAACAACGCCGCCAAGGCCGCCAAGATCGAAGACAAGGCCGTGGACATCCTTAAGGCCCTTAAGGGCAAATAAGCCGTGCGCTCGCTCCTGGTCATCTCCATCCTGATGGCCGGGTGCAGCACGTCACGCTCCCCGCTCCCCGAGCAGCCAAACGCCCCGACCTCCGAGGGCATCGTCGCCACTGTCGGCAAACAATGGGACACCGCCGACGCTAAGGTCGCCGCCTCGGTCTCCATCGCCCGCGAGAACGCCGACCGCCCGGACATCGTCCGCAGTGAGACCTCCGTGGCCCT